CAGCCCTACCAGCCATGTCTACAATCGCCACAGGCGCGCCCTTAGTCGTAATACGAACAATGTTGACAGGGACGCTCATACGAGGCTCGTTGAGGTTCCTGCGGGGCTTACGGCTGTCAATCTTGATGACCGAGTTCTTGCGGTTGCTCCACCCGGTACGACCGTTGTGAGCCATTCCCGACAGCGGAGGCGACGACGGAATCGACTGGTTAATTTCAGCGAGCAACGGTTTCAAAATGTTGCGAATGTCTTTGTTCAATTCACGCTTCAAATTAGGGTTGATTTTGCCGAGTTCTCTCAGCGTTTCGCCCACACCTTTCACCTGAATTGTCATCGCTTGCTCTCGTTCTGTTCAATTATCAACCTGATCATTTCGTCAATGATCTGGGCTGGTGTTTCCATCAGATCCAAAGGACTGATGCCTGTACGAACAGCGAGCTGCGCGATCAGGTTTGTGGCTCGTCCTGCGGGCCCGCTTTGGCTTTTGGGATAAACGTGATATCCATGACGTTCTCTACCCAAGTGCTAAACAACGGAACCACAATCTTTTTGGTTCGTAACGCATCCCAAGCCAACCATGCGAGAGGCTTGAACTTCATGTCTTCTAAGAAACGGCCCACGGAGAGCGTGGGGTGATGGTCTTCCCACCTGCACGCAACTCCGTAGGTGATCGGTGCTTCGAATGTTTCACCGTCAACCATTTCTACTTTTAATGTCATGCCAATCATGTCGGGGTCCTTTGGTTAGTTGTTGATTACGGGCTGGTGACGTCGCGCACCCAAGTGCCTCCGACATAACTGACGCTTACTTGGCTGAGCTCTCCGACGGTCGTGACGATCGGCGTAAACGAGGCCAGCATGGCATTACTGATCGTGTATTCGGGGTTACTTGCGGACTCGGTTGTGCCTGCTGGTGAGATGACCAGAGTGGTGGTGCCGTCGCCGACCTGATCAAACAGGGTGGCTTCAATTTCGCCTGTTCCGTAGTTCATGAACATCGTCAAGGTGACGTTCACCATTTGGAGACCCGACACGAAGCGGTGCCCGGTATCGCCAAAGGTCGTGGATTCGAGTGAGTCGTATCCGATCTCAAGCGAGGCCGCGGAGGTGTTCTGCGTGACATCCACTCCACCGATGGTGACGGTTGGGTTGGACAGGTAAACGGTTTTTGTTGTGGGCATTGTTTTTCCTTTATGGGATGCGCTTGGAAGCGATTCTGATAGTTAGGTCGTATGCGGGTAGTTCTTGTGAACCGATTTGAGCGAGCGACGGTGTGCCACTTACAACGGCGATCGCGCTGTTCATGATTGTGTCCACGACGCCGAGAATGTAGTTCGCCGAATCGCTGTTGCCGGGTGGCGCTCCAAGGATTCGGAGATCAACTGTGATATCTGCGATTTGGTTGTTGAAACAAGTGAACGTCGGTAATTCCACGAACACGGTGAGCGGTCGTGCGTTGCGCGGATCGGTGACAGGCTTGAGTCCCAACGCTGTAAGCGACGCTGACACGGTGTCAACGGTGTCCGTGAAGATGCCTGACATTTCATGCACACTGCGATCGTTTAATGCCGAGCAACTGGTTGACTCGACCCAAGGTCATGAGCGGTGGTCCTGTCATGTCACCAAACGACGCGTAACTGTCTCCAGTAGTCCCGCGTTCACGGTAAAGCCCTGCGGCGTAAAGCGTGGTTCCTAACAGCACTGAACTGTCAGGGACGGTCGTGAGACTGTCGTGGTAACCAGCCTGCACGCGACGCCTGAAACACCAGGCGTTTGCAGCTGCGACACAAGTCGTTAGGAACGCGGTGTCATTTGCCGTGGCCGACGAGATCCCAAGAAACTCAATTACTGGCGCAGTTGACGACAACCAAGTACAGCTCTGGGTCCAAGTTACTGTTCCAGTCGCTGAAGCTCTTTGATAGTTATCGAAGTTTGATTTGACAAGTAGTTGATTCGTGATGGTGACTTCGTAATCAAATATGAAGTCACCTTGTACGCCGATACCAACATACAGAAAAGTAGGGACAGCCTGAACGATGTAAGTCGCATCAAAATTGTTTCCTACTCCTGCAACAACGATCGTTTGACCGATCGTGATGTCGGTGGCCTCAAGGGTCTGAATCACGGCGTAGTCGTCTACACGTTGTGCGTGCGTGACGGTGAATACGGCCATGATTCAGATCCTCTCGAAGTTTCCGTCTATCAGACGAAAGCGGCCTTGATGGTCAGTTCTGGCGAAATGACCTTACTTGCCCAGTACCCGCGCACCGCAATCTGCCTGCTGAGTTGTGAGGGCATTTCCACGGAAATCAGGCCCTTATTCATTTCATACGATTCAAGCGCACGAGGATCAAGAATGGTCATGCCAGCCGAGGTCAAGTTGCGGTCAACGACAACGCGCAAACCGAAAGCAAACGCGCCCTGTGTCGAAGCGACATTGAGCGAACCGTATGCGTTCATTGGACCCACCTGTGGGAACAACGGACGGTCCGCCGTATCTGACAAACTGCCCATCAATTTCCAAACGTTGGGTGACACAGCGAGCACGGAAGGCAAGTTGCCATTTGAGCCAGTCAAGATGTCAGCAGCTGCGGTGTACATCCACTCAACCCAGTAAGCCGGGTCAGCGATAGATGCGTTAGCAAAGTTGTTGCTGTTGGTGGTGCCAGTCTGCAATTCCGAGCAAGCGAGCAAGTCGGTGCGGTCCATGTAGACGCGCATCATGTCGTCAAGCAACGGTCCGAGTGCTTCAGGTTGTGACCAGTCAATTGAGGCTTCGCTGATTTCAACATAGCCACCCTGAATGGTCTTGGTGATCTGCACGTCATCAATGCCGAAAGTCGATGCGGTGATTGTCGTGTTTTGTGTGGCAGTGCCCACTGAGTTATGGACATTCACTACAGGGCGAATGAAGACTGAGCCTCCCTGCGGCATGGGGCGCAACGTGGTTGCATCAACGAGAGGGCGCGAGCCGACAAACGTGTTCACCACATTTTGAATGATGGGGGTTGGGATCACACCGGGGATGTCAGTTGTGGTCACATTAGGAGCTGCGGCGCGGATGTTTTCGTTGAGTTGTGCGAAATCGCTTCCACCACGAACGAATGCTGAGATGTATTCGCTAACTGACGGCAATTTGAATTCGCGCTTGGCGGTTGCATAGATCGGTTGAGTCGCAACAGCGGCTTCAACACTGGTTGATTCTGACATGGTTTCATCCTCCTCGGATGGTGTTGTTGGGGTTGTTTCTGTTGGGATTTCTTCTTCGGGTTCGTCGGCCTGAGCAACTAGGTCGCGTATTTCTGCGCCCGAAAACGCTGGCACGGCGACCAAAGACAATTCGACTAGCGAAGCACGGGTGACGACGGTGGCCTTCAGTTCTTTGTCGTAATACGACTCTTGGACTTCGGCACCAACTGAGACTGCATCGTAAGCACCCGAGCGGATCAGCTCAATTGCATCCGCGCTAGCTCTCGTTTTTGCGAAGGTCGCAGTGAAGCCCAAGCCCTCTTCAAAATCGGCGAGAGCGTTAACGGTTCCACGCAACTGCGTAAGGTCATGCCCTTCTATGAGCTTCGCGGCTTTCTGATTGACATCAAAAGCGCCTCGCTCAAATGCCACACGCTGACCGCCTAAAACGGTTGCGGTAACTGGTGCCCACGGAACTGCAATGCCAGAGATTGACGCAGGTGCGTCCTCTTCTGATTTTGCAAAGTCAACTGTGGGTAGATCGGCTGTAAGTCGAATCATGCCATTTCCTCTGATCTGCGTTCTTCTGCTGACGGTTCGTAAACAACGCTTGCTAAATCGTTCTCTGCTAAATAGTCGTCAATGTCAAATTCGACATAACGGCCACGGGGCAGAATGTTGTTCATTGACAAGGTTTGTTCAATGCAATCCAAATATTGTTTTGCGCCGAACAAATAAAGGTCTTGTCGTGCGGACTGTGCGTTTTGGTAGGTGTAGCCCTGTACGCCGATGCCCAAAAGGTATGCGGGGATTCCAGTGGCCCGAGACAGTTCAAGTGCTTGAAATTGACGCGACTCAATTAGTTGCAACTTGTTCGGGTCACTGGAGAACTCTTTGAAAGTCACGACGCTGTTAAGTGCGCCAATGGCACCAACTTGTCGAGCGTTACGCCAAGCAGCT